TTTGCATAAGACTTTATCTTTTTGATAAGATTGTAATGCTCAAGCTCTACCATCATTGCTACTTCTCTACTGTCGGTGAGTAGCTGCCCATTTTGTTCGAATACTGTTAAATTGTTCATTTTATCTCCTTTCGCAAATTAGATTTAAAATTCAATTTAATTGAATCTATCAGGTATAAAAATAAAATCCAAAGGGATTCCTGAAAGCTCGCTTATTCTAATAAGTTGAGGATAAGTAGGTTCTGTCTTTCCTTTTTCCCAGTTCACTATAGTAGTATTTGAAACTCCTAGCTTTTCGGCAAGCTCTTTCTGCGTAAGACCAGCATTGACTCTTGCAGCTTCGAGAGATATCTTCGGCATATCGACTCCTCCTTTCTCTTTGTTATGGCTTAATTATAATTCAATCAAATTGAATTGTCAACACTGAATTTCAAAATAATTGAATTTTATATTGAATTTTTTTGTGTTATGGTTTATAATGTGTTTATGGAGGAAAATAAAATGAATGATGAAAACACCAAAAGGATTTTCTCTAAAAATTTGAATTACTACTTATCCTTAAATAACAAGCAACAAAACGAAGTAGCTAAGGATATTGGCGAGAACCCAAGTACTTTAAATATGTGGTGCAAAGGAAATTCGATGCCTGGTCTTGGTAAGGTTCAAAAGCTTGCGGATTACTTTAAAATAGGAAAATCAGATTTATTAGATGAAAAACTTGATTCCGATGCAACTGTTGACGCCAGCATACTTGCGAATGTAGAACTGATGGATTTTATAAAGATGTACAATTCACTTCCAGTTGACGACAAAAGTGCAATACGGCAGATAGTAATTAGTCTGCATGAAAAGAATAAAGCGGAGCCGAATTAGCTCCGCAATTCAATAAAGGATTTAATGAGATTGTATATGTAGTTAACCAATTTAGGATTTGACATATTATCAATCATTTCATGCAACCTTTGTTTTTGTTCATCCATTTTGCCATCCCCCTAACTGCAAAAACACTTGTTCGAAATCCCTGAATATATAATACTATTTCAGGCGACAAAAATCAACATTTTATTCGAACATTTGTTCTTATATTTTATAATGATTGATGGAAGATTTTAATTTAATATGGTATAACCGCTTCGGCGTTTATATATAAATTGTGGGTAAAGTACAGAGGAAAAGAGGTAAAGTATGAAAAGAGAAACGAACGAAACGAAGATTTGCAAACATTGCAAAACAGAGATTCCAGCTGGGGCGAAAATTTGTCCAAATTGCCGTAAGAAACAGGGTGGAAAATTAAAATGGATTATCATTGCTGTTGTAGCAATCGGAATTATAGGTGCTGCTGCTGGTGGGAATGATGACTCTAGCACTGAAACTAAAAAAGCAAGTGCAGACGTGTCCGTGAAAGATTCGAACAAGGAGACAACTGAACCAACAAAAGAACAAGTAAATGAACCAGAGGAAAAAGAACCAGAAGTCCCTGTAGAGTACAAGTCAGCACTTAAAAAAGCTGAAAAATATAGTAATATGATGCACATGTCTAAACGAGGAATCTACGACCAATTAACATCTGAATACGGCGAGCAGTTTAGTCCAGAAGCCGCCCAGTATGCTGTTGACAATATGCAAGCAGATTGGAACGCTAACGCCCTTGAAAAAGCAAAATCATATCAAGAACAGATGTCTATGTCCCCAGAAGCGATCCGTGACCAGTTGACATCTGATAGTGGAGAAAAATTTACGCAAGAAGAAGCGGACTACGCTATAGCTAATTTACCACAATAAAATAGAAAAACCGCCCCAGTGCTACCAACACTGAGACGGTCTACATATCCGAAGATATGCGATTGAAATCCAAGAATATTGTATCATCTTCGGAGCAGTCATGCAAGCGGAACATCAGTTCGCACGTTGGCTGTTATTTTTATACTCATTTTTGCATAAAATTAAATAAGGAGATGATAGCATGGAAACAAAATATGCCTTTGGATATGTACGTGTATCCACAGGAAAACAGGATGAATTATCCCCGGATTCTCAAGCGAAGCTATTGAAAGATTACGCGAAAAGTCACGGATATGTAGTATCGAAAATCTTTTTTGAACTCGGAATATCCGGAAGAAAAGCGGATAAACGCCCAGAGTTCCAAAAAATGATTGGTCTTGCGAAATCATCCGATCATCCGGCAGATGCCATACTGGTATGGAAATTCAGCCGATTTGCACGAAACCAAGAGGAAAGTATTGTATACAAGTCCTTGCTCAAGAAAAAGCATAACGTGGACGTAATAAGCATCTCTGAACCACTGGTAGATGGTCCATTCGGCTCTCTGATCGAACGAATTATTGAGTGGATGGATGAATATTACTCTGTCCGTCTATCCGGAGAAGTAACAAGAGGAATGAGGGAAAAAGCGGAACGAGGTGGATATCAAGCACGCCCACCACTTGGGTACAAGATTGTATCCCACAAAGAACCACCTGTGATTGTACCGGAAGAGGCTGAAATCGTGAAGCTGATTTTTGAAAAGTATGTGCATGACGGCATGGGACTGTTTGAGATCGCTAGGCTTTTGAATAGCCACAACTTTAAAACATCACACGGAAAAGAATTTGAACGAAGGTCTATCGAATATATCCTACAGAACCCCACTTACTGCGGGATGGTGCGGTGGAATCGGACGATTAATGAATCGAAAGAGATCCGGCCAGAAAGCGAGTGGATTATCGCTGAGGGAGAACAACCTGCAATCATTAGTAAGGAATTGTTTGATAAGGCACAGGAGCGATACAAGAGAGAATACCGTCCACGTGGAGCAAGACCGGTGAGTACGTACAAACACTGGCTATCTGGGATCGTTAAATGCCCAGCGTGCGGAAGAACGATGACTGCCTGCAAGATTGAAAACAATAAGCAGACATACTGCTATTTTCGCTGTTACGGATACTCCAAGGGAAAATGTGCGGCGAAGAACTCCATAAGCTCTCTAAAGCTGGAACCTGCGGTATTGGAATCCATTAAGTCTGTATTGGATACCGGAAAAATAACCTACCGGAAGATTGAGGTAAAAACAGAAGATACTGCGGACTTAAAAACCATACTGGAAGATCAGATAAAGAAAATAGATGTGAAATTGCATAGAATCAAAGAAGCGTACATGAATGGAATTGATACTATGGAAGAGTACAAGGAAAATAAACGGATTGTGCAGGGAGAGAAAGATGGTCTTGAAAAACAACTGTCTGAGCTTAAAGAAGAGAAAATCAGCACCAAAAATGAGGACAAGGATATGTTGATGAGAGTAAAAAATGTGTACGATATTCTCTCTTCTGATTCTGTTGACGCTACAACAAAGAATGATGTGCTTAGAAGCGTTGTGGAGAAAATTGTCTATGATCGAGAAAAAGATGAACTTAAAGTATACTATTACCACATGCCGTAAACCCTTGATTTTGCTGGGTTTGTTGGACTTTTGTCGGTTGTTGCAAAAAGGTCATCCAGTCTGGACAGCTGACCCTGTTTCCATCACAATACTGTGTCAGGATCGGCTGACGCACATTCGGACGGGACAGATAGTTTGCAAAAATCTCATCCACTACTGCGGAAATTGTATCGTACACATTTCGTTCCGGAATCCACTTATGATCAAATGCTGTAGACGATGTAATCGTAAAATCATACCCTTTGTTCCGATACCATTCTGTGTATACCCTGTTCAATGTAAATGACATGATCGCCAGCACATTCGCGCGGATCGTACTGTCTGGCCAGGTGGCATAAATCTCACTGGACGCCACATTTTTGATGTAATCCCGATATCTCACGTAGTAATTTCTTGCCGTGGAATCCCGCGGAGAACCATCATGGACAACGACAAATTCCGGAATTACTACCCGGCTGAGCACGATCTCTCCTGACTCCGTCACCGGTTTGATCTCATCCTCCGCAATTTTCGCCGGATATTCCCCGTAGAGCGTATGTGCAGGAATCACGAATACTTCTCCCGGCTCTTCCTGTGTAACCTGAGGACGCATAGAAATATTTTGAATCGCCGTCACATCTGAGAT